GAGTATGCTGAGGCCTTGGAAGCGCAATATGCCGTGTTGTTCCCGGTGGCTTGTCATACTCCCCGAAGCAGATCCCCCATGTACCACGGTCAGGCCCGCTGTTTGCCCGTGAACGCATGGGGGATTCTGCATGTCTAGAAAAGCCAATCGCGGTTGTTTGAATGCAGACGCGTTTCCTCCTACCCGCGCAAGCGGACTCCTTTGCGCGTCTGCATTGAGACGATCCCTCCGGCCAGTCCTCAGGGTTGACCAGCATATGGAGCTGGACACAGCAGTCAGCCAGGGCGCTGACGCGGGTGCGACTCCCGTAGGCTCCTACAACTACACTGAGAGCGGGATGCAGATGACTGCCTTAAGCTCCAAGTCGGGCAACGTTCCCGGACAGCCCCCGCTCTCACCTATGGTGACAGCATGACCAACCCAACCCAGTCATTCATTGTCTGTGGACATGATAAGGTCAGTGGTCGCGAGGTGCACATCAAGGTCAAGATGATCCCTGTCCGGATGTTCAAAGACGAACGCGGATTGGTTGTCACGTACCAGGTCAAGGCAAAGGAAGTCAAGTGACGTGCCCTATGCGGCGCACCGATTCTGTGGTTATGCTGGGTGTCACAACTATGCTCTGCCAGGTGGTTACTACTGTGGCGATCATCGACAGGCTGCGTCTCATGCCTATGACAAGGACCGTTACACAGAGGCAGAACATAGGTTCTATAAGTCCGGTGAATGGCGCACTGCCCGCGCGCAATATCTGCAAGATCATCCGCTCTGTGAGAACTGTTTGGCCGAGGGTAGAGTCACGCCTGCTACGTTGGTCCATCATAAGAAACGAGTCAGAGACCATCCCGAACTCGCGCTCGATCCTGCCAACTTCAAGTCCTTATGCGACGCCTGTCACAACCCAGAACATCCAGAGAAGGGCGGACGGCATGATGACTAGGGAGGGGAGGTCAAATATCTACGCTCTTGCGCCCTTCAGGCCGGCGGGGGGTCACGCGTGTGCAAACGCAGATGGCCGGTTTTCGAAGGTTTTTGGGGAAATGAGATGAGAGGACACAACCGCCGCAAGCCGACTGCCATCAAACTTCTTGAAGGCAACCCCGGGCACCGGGCGCTGAACCCCGACGAACCGAAGGCCCCAGCGCGCGCCGTGATCGCCTGCCCGAATTGGCTCGCCGAGAAGGCACAAGGTGAGTGGCGCCGGGTCATGACCACTCTGGTGCGCATGCCAGGATTGCTGACGACCTGCGATCGGGCCGTCCTCGCCGGCTATTGCCAGGCGTGGGCGCGTTGGCGGGAGGCCGAAGAAGCGATGAAGAAGGGCCTCACCGTGTGCGTCGAAAGCCGCCCTGGTTATTACACCGACCAGGTGAATCCCAATGTCAAGATCAGCAAAATCTATTACGACCAGATGATGCGTGCGGCATCGATGCTTGGGTTTAGCCCTTCCGACCGGGGCGGCGTTCATCTCTTGCCGAATGCAGCGGAGAAGATCAAGCCCGACGAACTGACGCCGCCGCCGCGCAAGGCGCCCCATATGCTCGTCGAGGGACATAAGAAGTCATGACAACCAACGACATTAAGCGCATTGACCTGAAGCAATACTACTTCGACACGGACGCTGCTGACTATGCCGTTCGGTTCTTCTCGTACCTCCGCCACTTTAAGGGCGAGTGGGCGGGCAAGCCATTCACCTTGCAACCCTGGCAAGCCTATATCGTGCGCCAACTCTTCGGTTGGAAGAATCGTGAGACCGGACTGCGGATGTACCGGAAGGCCTTCATCGAGATTCCCAAGAAGAACGGCAAGAGTACGATGGCTGCCGGCCTCGCCCTTCTGCTTGCCTTTGGCGATGGCGAAGCGGGCGCAGAGGTCTATTGCCTGGCGAATGATAAACAACAGGCGCATATCGTGTTCGACATGGCCAAGATCATGGCCGAGACGTCGCCCATCCTTGCCGATCGGATCAAGGCATTCCAGACATCCATTGTCCAGGAGAGCACCCGGTCCGTCCTCCGCTCCATGTCAAGCGATGTCAAGACCAAGGCCGGATACAATGTGCATGGCGGGATTGTCGATGAACTCTATGCTTTCGACAATCCGGAACTGGTCGACCTCATTACGACGGCCGTCGGTGCGCGTTCCCAACCCCTTATCATCGAAATCACGACGGCTGGAAACGACCAGGAGTCTATCTGCTACGAGACCTATGACTATGCCAAGCGCGTGGCCGCCGGGATCATCGAGGACCCGACGTTCTTCACGGTCATTTACGAGGCCGACCCGGGCGATGACTGGACGTTGCCCGCGACCTGGTACAAGGCAAATCCCTCACTGGGTGTCACCATTCCTGAATCCTTTCTGGCTGCAGAATGCCGTGAGGCTCAAAACAACCCGGCGAAGCAGAATGCCTTCCGCCGCTGGTATCTGAACCAATGGACTCAGCAGAGTGTGCGCTGGCTGGACTTGGCCTTCTATGACAAGTGCGTCAATAACAGGGCTTTCGAGATCGCGGGCCGGGTTTGTTATATCGGGCTCGACCTTGCCAAGACGATCGACCTTGTCGGACTGATGGAAGTGTGGGCGCCACTTAAGGCAGATGGTCAGTGGAACCTTGTGCCTATGGCGTTCATTCCCGCGGAGAACCTCGAGGCACGGGCAAAAGCCGACCACGTGCCCTACGATCTATGGGTGAAGCAAGGGTACATCCTCACTACTCCCGGGAACATCTGCGACTATGACTTCATCCGGTCCTACATGGAGAAGCGGCGTGAGCTGACCAAGTGCAATGACGTCGTCGGCGATCCCTGGAACTTCTCGCAACTCTCCAACGATCTGCAGAAGGACGGTTGGAACGTCCTCGAGGCGCGCCAGGGATTTAAGACCATGAGTCCGGCGGCCAAGGACATCCAGCGCCTGATCCTGTCGGGCAAGGTCGACATCCCAACGAACCCCGTGCTGCGTTGGATGTTCGACAACGTCTCAATCGTTGAGGATGAAGCGCAGAATATAAAACCCGTGAAGCGGAACAACGCTGCAAAGATTGACCTTCTCGTGGCATGGATCGATGCGCAGCATGCGCATCTATTGGCTGAACCGAATGAGGATGACTATTACGCAACCCACGATATCTTCGTAGCGGGAGGGAAATGATGAACTTCTTGCAGCGGTTGAAGAGATCGTGGCAATTGACGTCGACCGATCCAGAGTTCCTATACCTCATGGGTGCCCAGACTGCTATTTCTGGCGTTGTCGTGACGGAGAAAACAGCACTGACGCTGACCACCGTCTACTCGTGCATCGACCTCCTGTCGTCGACGATCGCCTCACTCCCCTTGCACGTCTACCGGCGCACGAGCAATGGCAAGGAGCGGGCGACAGATCATCCGTTGTACGGCCTACTCCATGACAAGGTGAACAAGCGTATGACGTCGTTTGCCTGGCGAAATGCGGCCGTCAGTCACCTACTCAGCTGGGGCAACTCCTACTCCGAAGTCCAACTGGATGGGGCCGGGCGCACCGTGGCCCTCTGGTTGCTCCGGCCCGACAAGATGCAGATCTGGCAAAATCCCGACCTGAGTCTGACCTACATCTATACGATGCCGGATGGGTCCACAGTGAAGTTGCCGGATTATCGCATCTTGCACCTGCGCGGGCTGTCCTTTGATGGCATTATGGGCTATTCGCCGATTGATAAGGCGCGGGAAACGCTGGGTCTTGCACTGGCCACGCTGCAGTATGGGGCTGCATTCTTTGCGAACAATGCCAATCCAAGTGTAGCCCTGACGCTTCCGGGCACCACGGGTAACGCAGAACGAGCAAAGAAGATAGCGGAAGCATGGGACGCAACGCATGCCGGCCTGACGAATGCCCATCGCACGGCCGTCCTCGAGGGCGGAGCGGACGTTAAGGTTATCGGGATCCCTCCGGAGAACGCGCAGTTTCTCGAGACACGCAAGTTCACGCGTGAGGAGATCGCTTCCATCTACCGAGTGCCGGCGCACCTGATTGGAGACTTGGAACATTCCACCTTCAGCAACGTTGAGAACCTCGATATTCAATTCGAGAAGCACACAGTCCGGTCTTGGGCCGTGAATATCGAACAGGAACTGAATGGTCTCTTCCAGGAGGCGGATCGCCAGACATATTTTGCGGAGTTCGCACTGGATGGGTTGCTGAGGGGTGATACTGCCTCTCGCAGTGCCGCATATGCGCTCGGTCGCAACTGGGGTTGGCTATCGGTGAACGATGTCCGGGGCATGGAGAACATGAACGGCATCGGCTCAGCGGGCGACCGATATCTAGAACCGCTCAACATGACCGTTCCGCCCAATATCAGGAGTCTGTTGCTCCCGATCGTGGCCGATGTCATGGCGGGCGTCAGGAAGCGCGAGGCGCACGACGTGCTGACAGAAGGCCGGAAGGCCCTTGAATCAAGCGGCGTTGCTGGTTTCACGCAGTGGGTCACTCAATACATGGCTGCAGGATTCCAAACTCTGCTTACGGAGCGGCTTGCAGCCCCTATGCTTGCGCACATCCGTGCAGTCGGTGAAGGCAAGGACGTGGATGAGTCGATTGGAACGGCCTTTGCGTCAGTCCAGTCAAGGCGATACGTCGAGTCGGAACGGGCCGCACTCTTGTCCGTTGTCAGCCGGGCACAGGACGAGTTCGGGGACCCGGGCCGGGCCCTGGAGATCTGGTATGCCGAACGGCCACAGCAATCAACGGCCTCGGTTGCCTCTGATATCCTGGAGGCCGTCAATGCGCAGATTGATCTATGTCACTGAACCCAACATGAAGAAGGGTGTAGTGAAGTCAGGAGGCAAGCGATGGATACGATAGTTGAATTGCGCAAGGCATTACCAGTGCATCATACGCCGACCTCGGATACGTCCTGGAATGGTCCGGCGGCGAAGGCCAATCTCAAACTGGACCAGGATGCAGCGTACTACCAGCGGGCGTTTGCCTGGCAGGACCCCGAGGGCGATCCTAAGACCAAGGCTGCCTACAAGTTTATCAACCATGAGGTGGATGCTGATGGAACAATCGGAGCAGCCAACATTACGGCCTGTCGAGCGGGCATTGCCGTGTTGAATGGCGGCCGCGGCGGCACGACGATTCCCGATGCCGACCGGCAGGGGGTCTACAACCACCTGGCGGCGCACCTGAAAGATGCAGATCTCGAACCGCCGGAGCTGAAAAGCTTTGCCGATGAGAAAATCGAACGCCGGACCGTGCCCTGTGAATACCGCGAGGGCGACGGTGTGAACCCGATGATCACCGGACATGCTGCCGTCTTCGATACGGCAACCGACATTGGGGGCTGGTTCAGCGAGATTATCGCCAAGGGCGCCTTCAAGCAGGCGATCAAGCGCGACGATGTGCGGGCGCTCTGGAACCATGACGAGAACTATGTGCTCGGGCGGACCCCGAAGACGTTGCGGCTTGCTGAGGACGAGAAGGGTCTCGCCGTCGAAATCGATGTGCCGCAGACGCAGCTCATCAAGGACATGGTGCTTACCCCGATGCAACGTGGGGACGTGAACCAGATGAGTTTTGCCTTCCAGGTGACGAAGGAGGCTTGGGATCAGACAGATCCTAAGAATCTCATCCGCACCATCCAAGAGGTCAAACTCTTTGACGTCTCGCCCGTCACCTATCCTGCTTATCCGACGACCGACTGCGCTGTCCGTTCCGGTCTGGACGTCCTGAACGATTATCGTGCCACTCAAGGTCTACGCCCTGGGGCGCAGCCTGAACCCATAACTGAACCTATGACCCCAACCTCTGTGTTGCGGGAACAGTTGAGGCTTGCAGAGCTCGACACATGAGACTACCCGGGAGGTAGCGAAATGACCGTAAAAGACATTCTAGCGAAGCGTGCCGGGCTTATTGCCAACGCGCGCGCGCTTGTCGATCTGGCGGATGCCGAGAAGCGGGATATGACCGCTGAGGAACGCACCAGTTACGACAAGATCATGGTCGACGTCGGGAAGTTGAGAGCGGATGCAGACATGCGTACCGCGCTCGAAAGAGAAGAGGCCGGATTGCTTCAACCGCAGCCGACCTTCGCCGCAGGCAACGTCCACATCGACGTGACCACGGATATAGCACAGAAAGATGCTCGTGCCGCATTCGGGAAATACCTGCGAACCGGGCATCTAAGTGATGCCGAGTCCCGCGGTCTGACCCAGAGTTCAGAACCCGGTGGTGGCTATCTAGTCCCCGAGGGATTCAGGAATGAACTCATCCAGGACATCGATGCCGCTGTCTTCATTCGCGGATTGGCTCGCGTGGAGACGATCACGGGCACTGATTCCATCGGTATTCCGACGGTGGATACGGACGTTTCCGACGCCGAGTGGACGGCAGAGACGACAGAAGCCACCGAGGACACTGCCGCTAAGTTCGGCAAGCGTGTCCTGCAGCCTCATGTGCTGCGGAAGTTCATCAGAGTTTCGAATGCCCTGATCCGCAACTCGAGTGTCGACGTGGAGGCGTGGGTGCGTGAGCGCTTCGCCGCTAAGAACGCCAAGGCATTTGAGAACGGGTACTTCAACGGCATCGGCACCGACCAGCCGTTGGGCGTGTTTATCGCATCAGCCAACGGAATCAATATCGACCGCGACATCTCCACGGGCAATACGGCCACGGCCTTCACACTTGACGGTCTCATGGCAGCCAAGTATGGGTTGGCCGAGGCACACCGCCGGGTCGCGCAGTGGGCGTTTAACACCGAGGCGGTTCTGAATCTTGCCAAGATGAAGGACGGCGAAGGCCGTTACATCTGGTACGGGTCCATCGTTCCTGGTGCCCCGGATACCCTTCTCGGTCTGCCTCTCCACGAGTCGGAATACGTCCCGCACGCGTTCACGGCCAACCTCTACGTCGGCATTCTCGGCGACTGGAAGGCTGGCTACCGGATCGTTGACTCTGACGCCATCGGCATTCTCGTCGCCCGCGAGAAGTATGCGGGATCAGGCCAGACTGCCATGTACAGCGAAGTCTGGTCGGATGGTCAACCTTGCCTTCCCACCGCCTTCGTTCGTGTTCAGCTGGGTGCATAGGAGCCTGACATGAAGGGAATACTCAATAACAACATCATCACGCAGGAAGTCGGTTATTATTCCGCTGGAACGACCGGCTATTCATCTGCCGTCCTGGATATGGCGGGGTTCGACTGGGCCGTTGCGATTGCGTCCTATGGCACTCTCCTTGCGACTGGAACACTTGGTCTGAAGGCGTATGGTGGGGCCGCATCAACTGGCGCAACGACCGAATATGCTGGCGGCATCTCCTATCTCGTTCCCGCCACGCCCATTTCGAACATCTGCCAGGTGCTCGAGGTTCACAGACCCACACTTCGTTACATCAAGTTCACCATGACGCCGGCTGTTGCCAGTGCCGTCATCTATGGCATGGTTGTCCTCCGCGGCAGGGGCAAGATGCCCGCGACCCAGGTCGCACTGACCACCGGTTGCCTGTCATCTGCCGTCCTCGTCACGCCGGCAAACGCCTAGTCTAAGTTATTGGGGGCGCGATGAACGCCCCTTTGGAGGTACTGAATGGCAGCTGGAGATTTCACTGCATTAATTCATAAAGAAGACGGGGTTATGACGTTTGAGCCGGGGTCCGTTTTTAACCTCGCATCTGCCCCGAATTTTGTTGTTGCTATTGCTGCACCCCACAATGAACTTGGGGGAGCGGGTTATTTTGAGTCTGATGTTTCAGGAACCTTTGCTGGTCACTTCTACGGTATGGGTTCATGGATTAACTTTGGCGCCGCCTCCATCACGGGCGGGAACATCATTGCTGCTCAGGATAACGGGATCTATGGAACCGCGACTATGACCAATTCCATTATTGTTTTTGGTATGCGCATGGAAGGGATTGTTACTGGAACTCCAGGGCAATTTGTTCCATTCAGTCTTAACACGGCCAATAGATCGATTACGGCCTTGTTCAACATCGCGTCTGGCCCATCGATCGGTGCCGTAAATGGTACACCCACCGCTGCGGCAAGTGGCAGTATCCCGCTCTTTGTCGATGGGAACGGCACAGTAAAATACGCCCGCTATTACGATTCACCAACTGCATAGGTCTAATCTATGAATGACGCACGGGCTAGCAATTTGCGAAAAGGGTTCTCCTCCCCTGCTCCTGCCCGTGCGTATTGGGGAGAAAGGGGAGTGAAATATGGAATTGACTTTGATTGACAGGTTTGCACTGTTGAAGGTACTACCGCATGAAGGGAGTTATGCCACGCTCAGGATTGTCTACGAGCTGAGGCTTGCCCTTTCGCCCTCGGAGCAGGAACACAAGGAGTTCGAGATAAGGGAACAGGGGAACAGCATTATTTGGAATCCTGCGAAGGGTTCTGTTCCAAAGGAAATGCCTATCGGAGAGAAGGCAACGGACATTATTGTGATGTCCCTTAAGAAGTTCGACCAGAACGGGAATCTTCCGGAAGAGGCCATTTCGGTCTACGAGAAGTTCATCAAAAGCTAGGAGGTCAATGTGTACGCAGAATGGCTGGATACAGGACTAATTACGACCGCTACCGGTGGTGCAGCGACTGGCTACACGCCTATTGCCACTGGTCGCGTGCTAGCGATTCGCTACGTGAAAACCGACTTTACAGACGGCGTCGATCTCACGGTGACGGTCGAAGGGACTGGAGAAGTAATTGTCACACTTACGGATATGAACCTTGCCACGGTGGTCTATCCACGCTCGGGCATTCACGACACCGCGGGCGCAGCTGCCGTCTATATTGCATCGGGTCAGGCTATTAGGGAACCAGTCGCGATCGCCAATGACCGGATCAAGTTCGTGGTTGCTGCTGGCGGCGATGGGAAGTTTGGACGCTTCCTCGCCCTCATAGGAGGCTGATGTGCTAGTTCGAATGTTGGCACTTGCCGCAGGCCCCATGGGTGTGTGGCATCCCGGACAAGAGATCGAACTGCCTACAGAGGAGGCTATGGCACTCATAACGGCCCACTACGCCGTACTGGTTGGGGGCAATGATGGTCGCCACACGGCGACTATTGGCGGGGCCATCGTAGAGACTGCGATGTTGGCGCCTGCTGAACCGGTTGCTCTCCCGATCGAAACGCGGGCACCGGTCAAGGTTTCGGATCCGGTCCTTGCCTTTGGAAAGCACAAGGGAGAGACGATGAGTGCAATCTATGCTAAGGATCCAGGATATGTGCGCAGTTTCTTGAGCCATAACGACGATCCGGAGATTGCTGCGGCCGCCAAGGCGATCGCTGGCTAACCATGCCAAGTGATATCCTGCTGCTCTCAGTAGGACCAACGGCGACGGTCACCTGCAAGGTGTCTGCTGTCCTGGTGGGCGCATTGGCGAACGAGGTTCTATCGGCAGATGCGCTTGCCTTAGCAGCTGCCGCGAGTGCCATTAACCTGCTGACGCCCAACCAGGCGGGCGCCGAGACCGACACAACGGGCATGGAGGCGGTCAACGGCACACTCTCGCGCGACACAACTGCCTTCTATGCGGGCACCGCATCGTTCAAGGTGGTCGTCCTGGTTGCGGGCGACGCACAGATCCGAGCAACATATACCGCGGTAACCGCCGCGCTGCCCTATGCTTTCTCCGTCTATGTGAAGGCGACGGCCGCTGCCGGGCGCACGTGGAAAGTGCGGATTGAGTGGTTCGATGCGATTGGGACTTCTCTTGGCGTGCAGGATAGCTTGCCGACCTTAGCCTCGGCTTCCTGGACCTGTCTCTATGTGGCGGGCGTCGCCCCGGGCGCAGAGCCGATCACATTGGCCCAGGCGAAAGTTCAGACGCGCGTCGAGACGAGTGATGAGGATCCGAATATTGCCAGTCTGATTGCGACCGCTCGAGCATATGTTGAAGAGACCACGGGGCGGGCGCTTCTTACGCAAACATGGACATGGCAACATGTCAACTGGCACACGTTATTCAGCGGATCATGGAGCAGACTGTCTCACGGGGCCTGGGGCCGCAAGGTCATTGTGCCTCGGCCCCCGTTACAGTCGGCGACCATCACCTATTTGGACGCGAATA